CCCTTGGTGAACAGATCAGACAGACTGAAACCCTTGAACGTGTTCCGCAGTTCGTCGCGGATCGCACGGAACGCGAACACGAACGACTTGCCGATCAACTTGAGCGTTGTCGTGATCACTTCCAACGCAAGGTTCATCACCGACTTGATCAGCGCACCAAGATCGGTCCAGAGTTTCCCCGTGTCTGTGCTGTACCGGTTCCACGCGGTTGACACAAACGAGAAGAACACTTTCATCACGTCGAATGCCAGCCGACCCCACGCGGCGATTTCGCCTGCGTTGTTCTGAATCCACTTGCCCATGTCTGCGAACGTGTTCGCGACGTCGATCAACTGCGGTCGCAGTTTTTCGAACACGTCGAGCACACCGACCTTGATTTCAACGAACGCGCGCTTGAATCGATTCTTGATCGTGTCGGAAATCTTCTTGAACGCGATGTTGGTTGCATCGGTTTTGTTCCCCATGCTTTCCATCACGTCACGCAACACTTGCGCGTTGTTCGCAGCCAACCCGGCAACACCCGTGAACGAACGCACGTTGTTGTTGGCAAGCGCCATTTGCTGTTCGACGGTCGCTGCCTTGCCTTCCAGTTGCGCGAACACACCGACCAATCCCTTTGTTGCCAACGCCTGCGAATCCCATTGGATGCCCAGCGCCTTCGCGGCTGCCGTTGCTTCCTTGCTGGGTTTGATCAGCGTCGTCAACACGTTCCGCAGCGCGGTCGCCGATTCTTCCGTTGCCAATCCGTTCTTTGTCAACGCGGCGATCGTGCCCGTTAGTTCATCCATCGACAATCCAGCTTGGTTCGCGATCGGCGCGACCTTACCGATGTTCGCCGACAGTTCAGCGATTGTCGTTTTTCCTTCCTTCTGCGCTTGGAACAGTGAATCGGAAACCTCTTTGACATCGGATGCCGCCATGCCGTACGCGTTGATGATCGACGTCAGACCGTCGACAGCGGTTGACGTGTCGGTCAGCCCACCGACCGCCAGCTTTGACGCCTCACCCAGAAACGCGATCGCTTCGCCTGCCGGAACACCCGCAGACACAGCGTCGAACAGACCCTTGTTGAGCGATTCGAACGAATCACCGGACACGCGCGCAACTTCCTTGACACCCTCCGCAAGATTTTTCATGTCGACCGTTGCTGTATCCACCAACGTCGACACGCCTGCAATTCCAGATTCGAACTCCGCGAACGACTTGACTGCGGCACCGCCGATCGCAGCGGCAAACAATGCCTTGAACCCAAGCAAATGACGACGCAGACCACGGAACACACCGCGCACTGTTTTTCCAAACAGACGCGCGGTGCCTCCGATGCGTTTGAATACCCGCGTTGCCAGATCGCGCGCTTTCATCACGATCGTCAGTTCGTTTTTACCCGGCATTCAACGACTCCGCTTCCTTTGCTTCCCTTGCGTTCACCCGCGATTCAATGAAGCGCATCGCGTTCACGTACCATGCCGCTTGATCAAGTACCCCGCCCGATTCTGGGAGCCGTCCCGCCTTCCAATCCTGAAACAGCGGTGCGATCGTCGCGAATTCTTTGGGAACGACTTTGAACGGGCAGTCATGATGCGGCACCCCACGCGGGTCGCCGCTGCATCGTGCGCATTCTGGGTCGTACCCTTGGCATCGCGGACACTCCAAGTATGCAAACGGGTTCGGTGCTGGATCATCGCACCCCCATGCCTTCCGCACCGCAGGAACACGACGGCACACCGAACAATCTTGCGGCACGTCGCGGAAGGATAGAGCCACGATGATGATCAGTTTCCCCGCTGTTCCTCCGTCAGTCGCGTTTGTTCCGCGATCGCCTGTGCCAGTTCGCGCCGGTCCTGCGGTGTCAAACGGTCAAGCGCCGAATCATCGGGTTGCATGATTTCAACGCCGTTCAGTTTGCGCTTTGTACCGCTGAACGAAACATCGTTGCCGTTCCTGTCTGGAAAGTTCTCCCAACCGACCAACCCCGCGCGCAGGATGCCGAGTGTTTGTGTACCCGACAACATGCGCGCTTCGCCGGTTTCGGCGGAAAACGACGCCAAGTGATCCTCGATTTTGGCGAGTTCACCGCACGCCAACGGTCGCAGTTCGAACCGTGTTTGTTTTTCTTCGTCAAGGTCGCGTTCTCTCACGAGAACGTAAAACCACGACGACCGTGTGTCGATTGCAATGGGCATTCATATACTCCAGGGTTGCGGTTGCTGGGGTGCAACCTATTCCATCGTGATCGAAATTTCGTCATCCTCGGCTGTCACCGTTGACCCGTTGAGACCCATGGTCAACCCGGCAACCGCGAACCCGTTACGTTCCTGATCGGCGTGCGCCTTGATCTGTGCCTTGGGTGCCGAGAACGACACATCAGGCGTTGACGTTTTCACGTTCCATGTCAGCGCCATTTCGTCACCGTCGCTGAACTGATTCAGGAAATCTTCGTCCGCGATCAATCCCATTTCGGGATCGATCACGATTTCCGGGTTCCGGTTCGTGATGGCGAAGTGTTTGATCGCCTGCGCATCGTTCGCATCCTCACGCGGCTGCACTTCGTTGTTCATGTTCAACGACAGACCACGGATCACGATGTCAGTTTCGGCGTTGTACGTGAACGACACACCCTGGAAGGGAGGCGGTACGCCATCTTCGTGCGTGATGGTGTTCAGCGTATCGTCGACCGCTTCGATGAACACACCCTGAAAGTCAAAGTTCATCAGGATAATCGAACCGACTTCGCCAACGAATTCGACGTTGCCCATCGCACCGCGCATACCGACGCGCATTCCGTCGAGGAACATGTGCATCGTCAGCGTTTTCTGTTCGGGCGATCCGTTCAGTGCAGAAACCGGCGTGTACGACACGTCAGCGGTGTTGACCGTTTCTTGAAACCCGCACCCTTGGAGCAACTTGCCCCAGTTGTCGGGTGTCGTCGTGCCTTTGTTCGATGTGTCGCGCCGAACTTCTAAACTGAACTGCATCCGAACCGGTTTGTTCACCACTTGGTGCGCAATGCGACTGAATGTTTGACGCGCGAAGTCACGTTCATACACACCAAATTCACACGCGAACGTCGGGTTGATGACAAGGTATTTGGAATCCGTGCCGTCAAGTGCGATCGCGGGTGCTGCGGTTCCCTTGGTTGTTTCGATCGCAACCGCAAGTTCACGTCGCCGTGTCAGTAGCGGGAATGTCATTGCATTTTCTCCTAAGCAAGAGTCGCCGGGTCATCTTCGAAATACCCATAGTCGATTTCAGCCGTGACTTGGATTCCCGTTAGCGGCTGTTGATCTTCCGATATGAAAGTTCGATTCCCGGTGATGCGTGAATCCCGGCACACACCGCCAAATTGGGGATCGATCCCGAATATCAGTTCTACGTCGTGCAACACGCGCGACGCATCCTCCGACATGTCGAATGATTCAAACCAAATGTCGATCAGAAGCGACATCGTTGCGCCGTACCGCGATGACGTACCGCCTGCACCGTCACGCGCTGTTGTTTCCGTGCGCGGCACCAACAGGCAATCAGGCAACGACGCCAACGACATGCCATCTTGATCCAGTTTGCGCGTTCGGATTCCGTCGCGGAACTTTGTACCGGGCGAACTGTCGACAGCCCACGTCACCGTTGAATCGACACCGATGCGCTCGATCTGTGTTTTGACCGCGTCAACGATCGTTTCGCGTACGTGTTGCACCATTACAGCGGAACCTCCTGCAATGTCATTGCCGCGCTGTACTTGCTCGCGCTGCCTTTGGTTGTCGTGAACGACCCCGGTTCGACGACGTATCGTTTTTCCGTGTCGTTGGGTGCGGTGAACAGAAACGAACCCGCCGAATTCAGCGAGTCATGAAACGCGATGATTTCGTAAAAATCTTCCGCCGATATGTTTGCCCAATTCAGCCGGTACCCGCCGCTGTTGAAGGCATGTACTTGTTTCGCTTGGATCGAGACGAAATCACCGAATGCCAAGCGACGGATACCGGTTGACTTTATTTCTTCCAACGGATGCCCGGGTGACGGCAGCGACAACGCAGGCACCGTGATCGACACCGACATGTCGGAGTCGCGTACGCCGTCCCATAGTTCGACCATGATGCGTGAGAACAGCACCGTGCCCGAACCCGACACATCGTTGTACAGCCCGGGTCCACCCGGGAGTTTCACCGCCGACACATCATTGATCGGACCCAGAATTTGCCCGGCGACATCGGCGTGCACTTCCTGATTACCGCTTGGGGTGCCGGGTCCAGAACTGTTCCCGGCTGCCACCTCGACATCGAATGCCGTGCCTGCAAGGGAAGCGAGTCCACCAACGTTCTGTAGATTTGCGGGTACGTCTGATGTCCATTCGATCATTTCGCGTGTCGTGTACGCGCTTCCGATTCCTGCACCGTACCCGTTCAGCGTTGATCCAGACTGTGACGCCAACACGCCCGCGTTCGGTGCAGCCGCACCCGCAGGTATCAACATGGTTGCGCGCACACGGTGCGACACGTTCGGCCAATTCGACACGCGCATGAAATCGCTGTTGCCGCCCGTGACCATCGCACCGCCCATGATTCCAGCCAACACGATCGCGAAACCGTGCCCGGCATTCATTTCGTATATGTCGCTGTCGGGTGTGTCCGAACCTGCGTATGCGGCGAACGTCGGGTCGCCCGGAAACGATCCGCTGATTTTGTACGCGAAGTCATCGAAAAACAGAAACGGTGCAACGCCGCGATCTGGACGGTACCCCGAATCCCCGGTGCCACGCCAACGTTGCCACTGCGACAGATCGCGCAACGGGTACGGTGTCGGGTTCGGTCGATCCAGGTACCCCCAATGCAATACGTGCGCTTTGTCCTGCCCCAACGCCGCCAACGATTCTTGCAGTGCGAAATACACCGTCGTCGTTGTGGTGTTCGGGTTCAGCACGAATACCTTGACCGGTCCTGCGGTCGAATGCCGCACGTACAGATCGCGACCGTCTGAGCGTGACCGCCCAGCGGACACCAACGCAGCGTGATCGATCACCAACGCGACAGTGCGGTACTGTGACATCGCGCGTGTTGCGTGTGCGTTGTCGATAGTGATCGTTGCTGCCGTGCTCATTTCCCGAACGCCTTTGAAAGTTCTTTGTTCAGGGTGCGCATTCGCTTCCGTGTCATTTCGCGCGAATGGAACGTTTTCACGAACTCCAACCGTGCCGGAATGCGCACACTCCTGCGCAGCACGTACAGCGCGACCATGCGTGCCTTGCCACGCTTTTGCCAAATGATCAAATGCCCGCTGTCAGCCCGCGCGACGAACGTGTTTTCCCAGTGTCGCGCGCCCGGTCTGCGTGGCACGCCTGCCGGTGTCATCGCTTCCGGCAACGGCACGGTCAGATACATCGACCGTGTCGGGCGAATCGTCTTTCCTTCCTCATGAACCCACGCGATGCGCGCGTGTTCGTCTGAAATCCAACCGACCTTGCCTTCCAGTGTTTCGACAGAGTTGCCCGACAGTTTGTGCGTCAGCGCACTACGCAACCCGCCCGCGCCACCACGCCGGGAGAACAACCCCGGTCGCGGATCGTTCGGGCTATTGCGTGCGTCGCCGCTTTTGCGCAACCGTTCTGACTGGAATTCGTGCCGGAACTCGATCAACGCACGTTGGAACCCGCGACGTACCCCACGGTACGCCGCCTTCGGTGCCTTCGCCAACGCGACGTTCACGCGCTGTTGATACAGTTTGACACGTAAGTCAATCATCCGATTCGCTTGTATGCTGTCATCGTGCGACGTACGAACTTCAACCAATCCATCGGTGTAAAGTTCGTGACGTTGCCGCCCGATCCACCGATCGATTCAACACCCAGATCGCGACGCCGGTTGTATTCGAACACAGCCTGTTGTGTTAACGCCTGCGTGATGTCTGGATACGTTTCCGCGAACGTTTCAACGTTCGTTGCCATTCCCCCGGTGTACACGATCTGCAAACCCCCGGGGGTTGCGATCAACGACGATAGGATTTTGATGATCCCCATTTCGCCGTTTCTGAGGAGTGCGTATTCGTCGCCCACCGTCAAGGTCGATTCGCTTCCGGTGTACTGACCGGTCGAATCGACCTTGACCGAAGTGATGGACGAAATCGGGAACCCAGCGACACGGAACAACTGCCCGGCACCGTCACGTTCGACATCGATGTGTTCGGTGCGCGCAGTTATCTTTGCGCTGCGACCCATGAACTGTTCGGCACGTTTCGACACACTCGCGACGATTGCGTCAATCACACCGTCATCGGTGGTCTTATCCTCCGGCATTCCAAGGATCAACTTGACTCGCGGTGTTGTCGTCAGTCTCATGACTTTTTCCGTGCTCGCATGGTTGTTTGTGGCGGTTCATCAACCGCACGCGTTCGTGTTTCAGGCGGTGCAGACACCGGTTCAGTTTCCCGAACCGGTGTCGACTCCGCATCACCCACGAGCGTAATTTGCGATGAATGCAATTGCGCCCGTTCGTCGCCAAGTATCACTTCCTCGTTTGCACGATACGTGACACCGGCAACGATGATCACCCGACGTCGGTTGACCCGGTACAGTTTTCGCCCACGTTCTGCGGGGAACGGATCGCGGCGATTTGTTGTGGAACGTCCAGAGCGTGCCATTCGTTTGCCTCCTCGGTTTAGTACACGAAGTCACGACCGGCGCACACAGACACCGGATGACGCACATCGACGTCGACTTCCTGAATGATGCGCACCCACGTCTGATCATCGGCGAACGACGTGCCTGCCTCCTGCGAGATTGCGAGTTCGATGGAACCCCAATCGGCGAGGATGACGTCATCCCAGTTTGCAAGGATGATGTCGGTGTCGCTGGGTGTGGTTTCCAGCGGCATATCAGTTGTTTTCAGGTACGGGTACCCGAGCAACATACCCGGGTCGCGCGACGAACGCGCATCGCCTGCCGGTGCTGCGGTCAGCGTCGGCAGCCCGGTGTCGGTGCTGATCAACAGCGTTGACATTTTGTGGAATGCCAACGGGTGCATCACCCACTTGAGGTTCCCGATGTCGACTTCGTCAACTTCCAACGCGTTGATCATCGCCTGTAGTGCGGTGATCAACCCGGCACGGTCAGTGACGCCCGACATGTCGACCGTGTTGATGCCGCTTGTTTGCAGAACGCCAAGCGGCTGCAACGTTCCGGCACCGTTCAACAGACCAACCTGAATCGTGCGTGCAAGTACCTCGGCAAGATCCTGCCGTACGTACTGCTCGATTGTGCCCGACGCGATCCCGGCACGCAGAAGCGTGTTCGAGAACGGCGACAAACCGGCTGCCTTGCGCGGTGTCAGTGAAATCAGATCGTCGTCGCTGTCGCTTGCCGTGATGGTCGAGTTTTCACCAACCCAGTACCCGGTTGACGCTGCCGTCTGTCGCGGGATTTGCACGGGCGAACCCGTCAGCCCGGACATGCGACGCACGCCCAACTGATCGACGATCATGCGCGACCGCAGGAGTTCGACGATTTCACCGACGACCTCTGTTGGCACCAAGTCGGAACCTGCACCCGTACCGGCTGCAAGCGCCTTTTTGCGCGCAGCCGCAAACACTTCCTTTTCGTACGGCGCAACGTCATCCCAGTCGCCCGTTCTCATGGCCCAGATCGCCCGTGCGAATGAGAACTTGCCGGGGTCATCGACACCGGTACCCGGAACGCTAACACCGCCTGCACGCTGTGCCTGTTCCAGATTCCCGAGCCGATTGCCGAACTGATCCAGGCGCGCGTTCACGGTTTCGCCGATTCCGTCAACGGCTGCCCGAACGTCGCCCAGCATTTCTTCTGCTGTTTTCTTTGGCATGAACCTATTCTCCTGCTGGCGACAGCGACGTGTTCACATCGTGAAATGCTTCCAACGCCTCCTCGACAGCCGCTTCGTCAATTGCCTCACCCTCGCCATCGGGCGAGGCATCGGCATCGTCATCGACCGCGTCAGACGAATCCGAATCGTCGTCAGCGTTTTGTGTCGATGTGTCATTGTTGTCGTCGGGAACGATCGCCTTGATCGCACCCGTCAGTTCGCGAACCTCGCTGATCAACGTTGCGACCGAATCGATCAACGTCGGTGTGTCACTTTCGATTGGCTCGACAGCACGTGGTGCCGGTGCAGGGTCGCCTTTTTCGACCACGCGGGTTTCCCCCGTTTCTGGGTCGAACTCGACTTCAACTGCATCCGGGTCGGGCAACGTTCCAGACGTCGCGACCGCGTGTGCCCACTCCGGGTCAGCCTCGATTGCGTCAAGTGCGCGATGCACCGCCGCGATGTCAACGTCTTTCAACAGTTGTTCGCGGTTCGGGTCAAGCGTTTCCAGATCCGGTTCGGTGAACCCGCGTGACACGGGTGTCTGCAACGCTTCCTGATTCATTGGGATCGGAACGCCGGATACCTCCAGCATTTCGGACCGCTTGAACCACTGCGACAGGAAGTTCATCCCGAGTTCGTCGCGCTGTTCCTGCGACAGTTCGCGAACCTCCAACGGGCGGAAACCGATCGACACGGTTTTCATGAACCCGTCGTGGTACAGATCGCGAACCAATCCAGCGAACGGGTACGTTTCACGCGGCACGAACTTTACCTGGATCTTCGTGCGCTTCGTGCCCGTGCGCGGTGCCTTGGTGCCTTCGCCTTTGCTGCCTTCGATCCGTTCCGACCAAATCTTGATGATCTTGCCGATCGGAGGTTCGGCGTACTTGTGTGCCCAAAGGAACACAGGATTTGCGCGCAGATTCTTCAAATCGAAGTTCTGTTCGACGACATCGCCCGCACGATCAACATGATCGGTCGACGCGATGAATTCCAGAACATCAGGATCATCCTTCGATGTCCTGACTTCTGCGATGGTCAACGCTGCCTTTTCCATGGTTTCGTTTCTCCTCACACCGGCACAGCTACGCACCGACAGTTGATCACTTCCGACGCTCTACCTCCCGGCTGTGCCGGGTACATCAAACCGTTCGAAAACGGTTCCTTGCCTCGCTTGCGACGTTCCGTGTCCAGTTTGCGATGGTTCGCGCTGCCCGGTTTCGCATTCGCAGCCGGGCGAACATGATCATCGCGTGACGTCATCCATTCGTGTTCGTCAATTCCCTCGCCTTTCATCGCTTGGTTGCGCAGACCGTTCGACAACATTGCCGTTTCGGTTCGCGCGATGCGCAGGGATCGAACGTACTTCTGTCCACCGAACCACTTGTTGATCCGGGTTTGCAGTTCGCGGGTGCTCGCCGGTCCGACTTCGCCAAATGCTTTCAACAACACTTTGCGCAACAGCACACGATCCTTTTTCGCGATGCGCACCAACGATGCCACGCGTCGCGCGCCTGAGTTGCGCACCCATGCTGTGTCAAGATCCGGCGTGATCACACTGAACCCGCCCATTTCCGCTTCCAGTTGTGACAACGACGCAAGCGAAATTTGCCCGACAGCGTCGGTCACGAATTTTTCCATGTTCGCGCCCCACGTCGTTTCACCCAGGAGGAACGATTCGATTTCGGCTGCGGTCAACGGAGGCAGGTTTTTCGTCATCCCGCGTTTGTTCGCCCAACGCACGACCGCCTGTATCTGCAACGCACGCATTCGCGCGTAATACTGTTTGATGCCTTTCAACATCGACTGTTCGGCAGGATGAAAGAACGCTTTGATGTAACTGTCCATGAACTCTTTGCGGTCGGCATACACCGAACGCACGACCGTTCGTTCCTCGGCAGGTTGCGCGGTCTGGGGAAGGAACCCGCCCGGGTCGTCGTACAGCGTCGACACCGGTACGCGGTTCACTTGCTCCAAAGGTTCCTCGCCCCATTCGACATCTTCCATTCCCAGTTCAAGGCGCGCACTGATCGCGTTCAACCCGTACCCAAGTTTCTTGAACTTGTCCGCGTGATCCAGCTTGTCACCCAAATCCTGTTTCAACGCTTCAACGTTGGACAGATCGAATTCGACGAACGTGCGTATGTTGCGCCCGGCACCGCCTTGCAGTTCGACCGGTTCGATCATGAACCGAACGACTGTGCGTTCGATCCGGCGCATTCGCGGAATCAACACGTTTTCCCAGAACAGCCGCTTGGTTTCCTTTGCGGTGTTGCGGTTGATGTCCTCGATCAATCCGACTTCCAACTTGGGGACACCGAACACGGCGAGTACCTCATCCCGTGTCCATTCGCGCTGTTCCAGAAATTGCATGTTCTGTTGGTTGATCGCGATCGGTTGATACTTCAACCCGCCTTCCAGCACGGCAACACGACCACGGTTCATCGGCCCACCGTGACGCGCTTGCCACTCTTGACGCAACGCCGTTTTCTGCGGGTCGGTCAAGTCGAGATCAGTTGTCAGCGTTCCGCCCGGGTCGGCACCGTTGTCAAGGAACGACTCGGAAAACACGCCCGCTTTCCAGTCGGTGCGCAATCCCTGCATCGCCGCTTCCATCGGTGCCAGTCCGACGTTTCGGTCGTACGGGTTGAAGTTGCGGTGCCACACGATCTGATCGGCAGGATACGCAACATCCTTGTTTCCGATCTGTCCCTTCCAGCCAACCAATAGTTGACCCTTCCACTGCGGGACCAACGAACGTGGTGACGGTACCAACCAAATTTGTTCGGGCGGTCTGTTTGGTTCGTACCTGCCGTCATCGGTGTTGACCAACAACCACTTACATTCGCCGTCGTGGTCGAGGTACACCGACGTACCTTCGAATAGATCCTCCCCGGTCATGTGCGGGTTCGGGTTGTCGAACAACTGTTGCCACACGTTGTCGCGCGGCATCGTCTGCGCTTCCTGATCGGTCGCGCGTATGTTCTCCTGTTTGACCGCCAACGGCACCGAACTGATATTCAGCGCCTTTCGCGAAATGCACGCGTACACCCAGGC